TTCTTCCGCTTCCAAGCGTGCTGATGGCTGCGCCACTAAGGGTAAGACCCGAGGTCGGATGGTCTAACTATGAACCGCATCCCGAAATACACTGCTGGGATGTTTAAAAGGAAGATGCCTCGTTTCGGGGCATCCTCTATGAAAATGCCCCGTATGCCTAAGCCACCTAAGCCTAAGAAGTTTGACGAGGGTGGCAGGGTAGAAGAGGAAGTCGTCGCCTACGATCCCCGTGATCCAAAGGTAGCCGACCTACTTAAGCGCATGGATGTACCTTATGAGGACATCGTAAGACTGCGTAACCGTGCGGTTGTGCGGGGCAAAACTGGCCCTTATCGTGGAAGCGGCAAGGCTTTTAGAGAGCCTATCATTGGGTACGACCAGAAAAGTAACGAGTACTATCTGATCGAATCTGAAGAGAACAAGCCCCCTTCCTACAAAGGCAAGGGCGAACGACTAGGCACGGTTAAGATAGAAAGCAAAGCCTCTGGCGGCAAGATTAAGTCTTCCTGCTGTCGTGGTGATGGTGTCGCCAAAAAGGGTAAGACCCGAGGCAAGTTCGTATGATGCCTTCTCGCGGTATGGGTGCCATGATGCCGAAAAAGATCCCCCGAGCGAAGCGCAGGGGGGATGATAAGCCCGTACTGGGGACTGGGAAACCTATCAAAACCTTCGCCAAGGGCGGCGAGAGCCGTGTGAATGAGGCGGGGAATTATACGAAGCCCGGTATGCGTAAGCGGCTCTTTGAGTCGATCAAGGGCCGGGCCGTGCAGGGTACCAAGGCGGGTCAGTGGAGCGCAAGAAAAGCGCAGTTGCTGGCAAAGCAGTACAAGTCTAAGGGTGGCGGATACAAGTCATGAAAGCCCCCCAGCAGTCTCTTAAAGCGTGGACGCAGCAAAAATGGAGAACCAAAAGTGGTAAACGATCTTCTGACACGGGTGAAAGGTATCTTCCAGAGGCTGCGATCAAGGCTCTCAGTCCTGCTGAGTATGCCCGCACCACCGCCGCTAAGCGGAAAGGTAAAGCGCAAGGCAAGCAGTTTGTCGCGCAGCCTAAAGGCGTTAAAGAAAAAGTAAGGTCGTATAGACGGCGGGGAATGTAATGGCTGACAAAACCACAGCGACAACGGATTTTAATCTCGACCTCAACACGATTGTGGAGGAGGCTTTCGAGCGTTGTGGTGCGGAATTGCGTACCGGTTATGACCTACGTACGTCGAAGCGGAGCCTGTCCTTGCTGCTAATGGACTGGGCAAATCGGGGCGTTAACCTCTGGACGCTGGAGCAAGGGACGCACGCGCTGTCCTACAACACGGGGACTTACGATCTCCCTGCCGATACGGTAGACCTGCTTGACCACGTGATCCGCACAGGCACGGGCACGAATCAGGTTGATATCAACATCAGCCGTATTTCCTCTAGCACCTACGTAGCAATCCCGAACAAGAACGCGACGGGCCGTCCGATTCAGATTTGGATCAACCGTCGTACGGGAGCAACGGACTCAGCGGGGGCGGTGGTCTATCCGCAGTTCACGGTGTGGCCGAAGCCCGACAACAGCACGACTTACACCCTGTACTACACCCGTTTACGCCGAATGTTCGATGTTGGAAACGGCTCCAACGGTCAGGATATTCCGTTCCGATTCTTGCCCTGCTTGGTAGCGGGCCTTGCCTACATGCTCTCAATGAAGATTCCGGGGGCTGAAGTGCGGACGGCGATACTCAAGGCTCAATATGACGAGGCTTGGGATTTGGCTGCTGGCGAGGATCGGGAGAAGGCAGCGGTGCGCTTTGTGCCGCGTGAGTCGTTCTTAGGCGGGTACTGAGATGCCGAATAGGTTTGCATCAGGCAAACACGCGATTTCGCAGTGTGACCGCTGCGGGTGGCGCTACAAGTTGAAGGATCTCAAACCGCTCGTTATTAAAACTAAGAACGTTAATATTCTGGTTTGTATCGAATGTTGGGAGCCTGATCAGCCGCAGTTGTCGCTCGGTTTGTACCCGGTAGACGACCCGCAAGCCATCCGTAACCCAAGACCGGACACGACGTATTTTGCGCCCGGTAATGACGGTGCAGGTGGTAGTAGAATGATCCAATGGGGTTGGAACCCGATTGGTGGCGCTCGGGCAGATGATGCGGGGTTGACCCCTAACTATCTCGTCTCAAAAAGCGAGGTAGGCAATGTAACGGTCGTAGTGACCTAGGAGATTGAGATGAAGAACGGTATGCGTAAGATTGCTAAGGAAGAAGTGCGTAAGCACGAGACTTCCATGCACGGTGCGAAAAAGATGCGTGCGGGCGGCAAAACCAATGCCGAGATGAAGAAGTATGGTCGCAACATGGCTAAGGTCATGAATCAGCGCAGCCCGATGCGTAAGTCGTCGGGGCCGAGGTAAGTCACATGAAAGACATGGGCAAGACTAAGCCAAACACGGATTCGACTGGCGAGAACGGTTATCCTGAGAAGGATGTCAACAAAGGCGTTACGCACATGGACATGCGTGGCGCTGGCGCTGCCACCAAGGGTAAGAAGTTTGTCTCGCAGATTAATCTGCAGAACAACGGCAAGGTTCGTGCTGGCTGGAGTTGATAGTTAATGAACTACGCAACGCTTGTAACACTGGTACAGCAGTACTGCGAATCGACGGAATCGTCGTTCGTGGCGAACATCCCTACCTTTGTACAACTTGCGGAAGAGCGGATCTACAACTCGGTTCAGATCCCAGCCATTCGGCGTAATCAGATCGGTACGTTGACCCCGAACAATAAGTACCTAACGATGCCGCCGGACTGGCTTGCTACGTTCTCTTTGGCCGTGATTAACCCGGTTACGAACGCTCAAGAGTTTTTGCTCGATAAGGACGTGAACTTCATCCGCCAGTCTTTCCCAGACCCGGATGACTCAGGGGTACCCAAGTACTACGCCATTTTCGACAAGAACACGTTCATTCTTGGTCCGACGCCTGATAGCAACTATCAGGTTGAGATGCACTATTACTATTACCCTGAATCCATCGTTACGGCGGGGACATCTTGGGTCGGTGATAACTTTGAGACTGTTCTGTTATACGGATCGCTGCGTGAAGCCTACACTTACCTGAAGGGTGAGGCCGATATGATGCAGTACTACGAGCAGAAGTATCAGGAAGCGTTGCAGTTGATTCTCCGTATGGGCGACGGCCTCAACCGCCGTGACTCGTATCGTTCTGGGCAGGTTAGGTTGCCGGTCGCGTCATGATTTTCCAGACGCTCACGCTCAGTTTTAAAGATCAAATCCTGAAGGGGCAGCATGACCTTCTGACGGATACGATCAGACTTGCTCTGTACACGAGTAACGCCACGCTCGACGAGAACACTACGGTGTACTCCACAACGAACGAAGTAAGCGGCACGGGGTACTCGGCAGGTGGCGTAGTCCTGACCGGGGTGACTATTAACACGTCAAACAGTGTGGTCTACGTCAATTTCAACAACGCTGTATGGAACCCGGCGGCTTTTACAGCGGCAGGGGGCCTTATCTACAACGCAAGCAAGAGTAACAAGTCGATAGCGGTGCTGAGTTTTGGCGCGGACAAGACCGCTACTAACACCTTCACGGTGCAGATGCCCACTAATTCGTCTAGTTCTGCGCTGCTTCGCTTCACTTAAGGAGATAGATATGTTTAAAGAAAAGGCTAAGACAGCAGACGCAGTTGGCGCTGCTCTTGAGCGTTTGTTTAGTTCGACGGAAACCGCCCGGGCTGGTGGCGTGTACCGCGTTGAGTGTCGGGATAAGGACGGCAACCTGAAGTGGGCCGCTGAGTCCGCGAACCTCGTAGTAAATGCGGGGCTCCAAGACATGAACGACAAGTATTTCCTTGGTAGCACCTACACGGCTACTTGGTACATCGGCCTCTATGGCGCTGCGGCGTCGAACAGCCCGGCTGCTTCAGATACCGCTGCACTTCACCCGGGCTGGACGGAAGTAACTCCGTACAGTAACGCCACGCGCCCTGCTTGTGTATTCGGCTCGCCCACGAACGCTGATCCGTCAGTGATTACGAACTCTGTCTCACCGGCGCAGTTCAACATTAACGCAACGCAAGTGGTAGGCGGAGCGTTTTTGATTAGTAACAACGTCAAAGGCGGCGCACTCGGCGTACTATTCTCGGCCTCGGACTTCCAATCTCCGGGCGACCGTAGCGTAGCCTCTGGTGACACGCTCAATGTGACTTACACTTTCAGCCTCGACGCTGCTTAAGGAGTAACTTATGTTTAAGAAAGGCGACTTGGTTCGCGTTAAGGCTGTGGTACCGGAAGGTCCTGTTGTTTCCATGCGTATGACCGAAGAAGGCGTGGTGTACTACCTCGTCGAATGGGCTGACGCTGAAGGCAACACTCAGCAGCGCTGGTTTACGGAAGATCAATTGATGGGAGCCTGAAATGGCTCTGATTCTTGCTGATCGCGTCTATGAGACGACAACTACTACTGGTACCGGTGCAGTAACTCTTGACGGGGCTGTATCCGGTTATCAGTCGTTTTCTGTTGTTGGTAATGGCAACACTACGTACTACACGATTGCCCACCAAACCGCTAATGAGTGGGAAGTTGGCATCGGTACGTATACGGCATCAGGTACCACACTAAGCCGCGACACAATTCTGGCCTCCTCTAACGGGGGCTTGATTGTTACTTTTTCAGCAGGAACAAAGTCCGTATTCGTTGACTACCCGGCAGGCAAAGCCGTCTATGAAGATGCAGCCGGTAAGGTCAGTGGGATTGCGATTGAGAATAGTACGATTGGTGCGGTTACTCCCGCTGCTGGTACGTTTACTTCGGTCACAACCACAAGCGGTACGATCACTACTACGCCGACCACCGGCAACGACATTACTAATAAAACCTACGTAGACAACCTCGTCTCGTCAGGCATCACGTATCACTCGCCGGTTAAGTACGAAGTTCCAAGTACGACGGGCAACCTGACCGCTACGTATAACAACGGTTCGTCAGGTGTTGGCGCTACGCTGACTAATTCTGGCACGCTCGCTGCGTTTGCTCCGGACGGCCCCACGGCCTCGGTCAATGATCGAATCCTGATCTACAACCAGACCAACGCGTTTGAGAACGGCGTTTATGTCGTAAGCGTGGTTGGTGACGGATCTACCGCGTGGGTTCTGACCCGTGCTAGTGACGCAGATACCTACGGATTAAAGAGTCCTAACAGCCTTGGTAACGGCGATGCGTTCTTCATCACATCGGGTAATACCGGCGCTGGCGAGACGTATGTCTGCAATACCGTGGGCACGATCACGTTTGGCGTCACGGCAATTAATTTTGCTCAGGTTTCGTCTGCTCAAATTTACTCAGCGGGTACGGGACTCACTCTTAGCGGTACGACGTTTAGCCTGACGACCCCGGTTGCTGTTGCTAACGGCGGTACGGGCGTTACGACTTCAACGGGCTCCGGCAGTGTGGTGCTTTCTAACAGCCCGACGCTGACTACACCGAATCTGGGCACTCCCAGTGCAGTTACGCTGAGTAACGCGACCGGACTTCCGCTTACGACGGGCGTGACGGGCAACTTGCCGGTTACGAATCTTAATAGCGGTACGAGTGCTTCGGCCTCAACGTTCTGGCGTGGCGACGGCGTGTGGGCGGCTGGCGTTTCCGGTCCCCCGGGTCCAACTGGCCCGACGGGCGCTACAGGTCCGACTGGCCCCACTGGTCCACTGGGCCCCACAGGTCCGACAGGTCCGGTTGGTCCGACAGGCGCAACAGGTACCGCAGCAACAATTGCTGTAGGTACGACAACTACTAGCCCGGCTGGTGGATCAGCCGCTGTTACGAACAGTGGTACGTCATCTGCTGCTGTTTTTAACTTTACGATTCCAACCGGCCCGACTGGCCCTACTGGCCCTACTGGTGCAACGGGACCGACTGGTGCGACGGGTCCGATTGGTCCGACTGGTCCTACGGGCCCGACTGGTCCTACTGGCGCGGCTGCAACGATTGCAGTCGGTACGACAACTACAAGTCCTGCTGGTGGTTCAGCCGCTGTTACGAATAGCGGTACATCGTCGGCTGCTGTTTTTAACTTTACGATTCCTACTGGTCCGACTGGTCCTACGGGACCGACTGGCCCTACTGGTGCAACGGGACCGACTGGTGCGACGGGTCCGATTGGTCCGACTGGTCCTGCGGGTCCGACTGGTCCTACTGGCGCGGCTGCAACGATTGCAGTCGGTACGACTACGACAAGCCCTGCTGGAGGATCAGCCTCCGTTACGAATAGCGGCACGTCTAGCGCGGCGGTCTTTAATTTCACAATCCCCACTGGTCCGACTGGTCCTACCGGTCCTACAGGATCTACAGGTGCAACGGGTCCGACAGGTCCTCCGGGTTCAGTAGGTCCGACAGGTCCAACTGGTGCGACTGGCCCGACTGGCCCCACGGGTGGTCCGGGCCCGATTGGTCCCACGGGCGCTACGGGTCCGACAGGTCCCACTGGTCCTATCGGCCCTCCGGGACCGATTGCTGGGTCCAACACGCAGGTTATTTATAACAACGGCGGTACGGCTGCGGGTTCGTCAAATTTAACGTTTGACGGTACGACGCTGGCTATGAACCAGTATCAGACTTCTGGTTACGCTGTAATTGGCGGTAATTTTACTAATAACCCGTACAACGCAGTAAGCACTACGAGGTTAATGTTTGGCGGCGGTGACGCCAATGCTCAAGGCGCTTACTTTATTGGTACTAACCTTGAGAATTATGGTGGTAACTACACCAAACTTGATCTTCGATGGCACACCGGTATCCGTATGGGCGCTCAGGCGCAGTACGGCGGCATCCGTATTTTTAACAGCGAGGCTCTGGGTTCCCGTATTGCGTCGTTTGGTGAAACGGATGCCAACGTAAGAGTTGACAACACTCTTTTTGTATTTGGCTCTATCCAGTCGCCTATTTATTACGACTATAACAACACCGGGTATTACACAGATCCGGCTAGTACTTCAGTCCTTAATACCCTTGGTGTTCTAAATTACCAGTACATTATCGGCCAAACTATAAATGGTCAGAGCAATTTCCAATGGGAGGGGGCCACCTATAGAAACCCCGGTGACTGGACCGCAAGTTTAATAGTCCGTCGTGATAACTCTACGACCGGGATAAACGGCAACATACCGGGTCTCGTAATTTACAATAACAACGGTGGAAACCAGACGACCGCGGGTATTAGTTTTGCTTCTGCAGAAGGGGCTACTGGAGCAGGGAACTCTGTTGCACTTGCCGGAATAATCGCCAAAAAAGAAGCCGCCGGAAACGTTGGCGGCTGGTCTCCGGGCTCGCTTACATTTTATGTAAAAGATTTTGGTACTAGAAGAGATGGACTGTATATCGACACTAGTGGTTATGTACAGTCAGATTACTCTTTACGTTCACCGATTTTCTACGATAGTAATAACACTAGTTACTATTTAGATCCCAATTCAAATACATCTCTAAGAACGGTAGGGTCATGGCGTGCAGACTCGTCAACTTGGGACGGCGAGTTTTCTGGAAAGATTCAATATCACTCTAACCACT